TTAATCGTAGTAACAGCGGCAGTACGACGTATATCATCCGTACCGCGTATCATAAGTCTTCCGGTAATTGCACTGCTGCTACTTACCTGACCCGCTGTAAAAAGGCCCTGCATGACATACCCAGTGTAACCCGCAGGAACAGTGTAACTGCCTGTGACACGAGTGTTGTAGTCGTACTTGATGATGTCATAGACAGTTGCAGGGATGCCTAATGTCACAACGCCTGTGCCAAAGTAAATGTTACCGGCGGCGCTATCAGAAGACCCGGCAGTTGCAACGTAGCATTGATTGACGTGAAGATACGAGTTCGTTGTTGTGACAGCCGTCAAACCGTTCAACGTCACTGTTTCAGAAACAGTGTTGTGGTTTGCGTCGAGACCAGACAGATAAACAGTTCTTGCGCCTGTCCCCGCTGCGGTGTCGTTTGCATTATCAGAACTTACAGAAAGCTGTAGTGCTGCTGACGGAAACTGAAGAAGACCACCGTAAGGCCAGACAGTCTCAAGTGAACTGTCTACGTCATCGTTATAACCGAACACGGTGATGCTTTCATGCCACGGGATCTGCCCACGCGCCACTTGGAGTTCGAAAGGCTCGTAGCTTCCGACTCTGGTAATTGAAGCAGGTGGACGCGGAGCAGCCATTTATGCCTCTCAGCCGTAGTTCTTTGTCATCTCAAGGACGACAGTGTATCTGTCACCAGCGGTAGCGCCGACTGTCGTGAACAATACGTCGCCGGTTTTACCAGCACCTGCATTGTTATTCAGGCCGCCAAACCGTTCAAAATCAAACGTGATGAACTGGTCCGCACCGATTGTGTAGCAAACAACGTCGGTCGTTGCATCCCAAAGGATATCAACGCCCATACCTACTGTCATAGCGTCCAGCTTAACAAGATTTACGCTTGTGCAAGGTGTACCTTGATAAGGCGTCAAAGCAGAGACATCCACCTTAATTACGGCGGACTCACCAGTGCCATCGGAAATGTTCGTGAACTTCATGACAGCCGTCTTCGAGCCGTCAAAAATTACTTGCGAAGCTACAGCATCCGCCATGTGATTCTCCTACAAAACAGGTTGTAAGGGCGATGCAATTGTTGCACCGCCCCCAATCACATTAGGCGGTGTATGTGCCGTGCTGGATGTAGTTCACAACGAGTGTGCCAGCGCCCGCGCCGGTGTTCGTCGAAGTGACACGGATCTTAACGTCTGACGTGCCGACGTTTACCCAGTTACCAACGCGGGTTGCGTCAGCGCCAGCCGTTGCTGCGATAATGCCGAGCGTACCGCCAGCAACTGCGCCAGCAGCCGTGAAAGCCGTTGCAGAAGCCGTTGAGCCGATGCCGAGCGTAGAGGCTGCGCCGTCCCAAACTGTCGTGACAAAAAGCTGAATGCTCGTGATCGTCGAGCCCGCCGGAATCACGATGTTGGTCGTGTAAACACCCGCCGAACCACCGTTCGTGGCTTGCGTGATTGCTTCTTTTTGAGAAAGAACAACTTCACCAATGTTGGCAACATCCGTGCCGAGTGTGGTGCCGGTTGTGTACTTGATTGGGCCCGAGCGTACGGGGCCGGAAAAAGTCGTCGTACCCATTAGGGTCTCCTGTCGTTGGGTGTGTCAGCCACTATGACTGTCAGGGACTAGAAAACTGTATAACAAAAAGGGGGCTGACACAAGTCCAGCCCCCAATCTGTTGTAACACGGTCAGTGCAAATTACGCACCTTGTGAACCGTAGATACCGCGCGGATCAGACCAACCGAACGAATAACGCTCGCGGGCCTTGTAGCGCACGTTGCCTGTATCGAAGTCGCCTTCAAGAGCAGTCTTGAGGGGCGAACGAACGAAGTGCTTCAAGCCGTTCGGCGCATCGGTCTTCACAAACCACGCATCAGGGTCAGTCAAGAAGTGATTGACCGCGAAGCCATCAGGCAGGTAGCTGCCAGACTTGATCGCGTTGATATCGTTGTCTGCTGTGCCGGTGCGTTGTTCCGACTTCAAGAGGCGCTGTGCAGTGAACTGAAGCTGCGGGGGAATGATGAGCTTCATGCCACGGAGAGCGACCTTGAGGCCACGTTCGTCGATGAACAAGGAGATATCAATGAGAGCCTGCTCAAGCGAGGTTTCATTGAGGTCAGCTTGCGTCGCGAGCGTGTTCGACCAGTTGCCACCCATTGCAGTCGGGTGAGCCGAGTTCACCAACGAGACACCGTCGCCGCCTGCATATGAAGACGAGAACGCGTTGTTGAGAACCGAAGCTGCCTTAACCTGCTTGGTGTTCGACATTGAACGGGCCAAAGCGCGGGTGTAGCGAGCTGACAACTTGTCGTAGAGGTTGTCTTCCACAGCTTCTTCCGTGATGGCGAATGCAAGAGCAATCGTCTCATGGGTGTAGCGAGCCGTGAAAGATTCGCCTGCCTGATCATAAGCGACGGCAGCGCCTTCGCCTTTCACAGGGGCTTGTTCAAAGCCATAGAGCATAACCTCTTCTTCGAATGCACGGTCTGAATTCTCCGTATCGAAGATTTCAGCGTGTTCGTTGTCGTAGCGGTCATACTCCAAGCCAAAGAGGGCATTGAGGCCGGGCTCAAGCTCTTTGAGGAGTTGTGAACGGGTAATTGCCATTGTCCATTACTCCTTAGACGCCAGCGCCTGTGCCGTTAGCACAGTAGCGATAGAAGTGATTGTTAAGCTGAACGATGGCAATGCGGCCAGCAACCGACGGATCCGAATCGTTCGGCGTATCTACGAAGCCGAGGATGCGGAGGTTGAGGGTGTTGGTCGTGTTAGCCGTCGAAACCGCAAGCTCTGCCGAAGAAAGACCCGAGGTCGTTGAACCCGAGGTTGCCGAGGCAAGGTTTGCGTTAGCGTGGATGAGTGAGTCTGCTGCTGCCGCATCGCAGTTAATTGCGAATGTTGCATCCGGGTCAGAAACAATCGTTGCTGTCGCGGCAGTGTTTGCCTTAACAGCAGCAGTTCCCGGCCAGTACGGCGACCACTTGGGCTTGCCCGTGAGGTCGATGTAGTTGCAGCCCATGAAAACGCCGAGAAGCGGAACGGTACCGCCGTTGGCATTGCCGACGATGTCGACCAAGCCGTTGGCGAGCGGAATCACAGGGGTGCCCTGATAGATAACGCTTGAGGTACCAGCCGTCGAAGCCGTCTGAATGTTGTAGACGACGTCGCCGGTTGAGTTCACACCGCTTCCAAGCATACGATACGGCTTCAAGCCGAACGCGGCATCTGTATTTGCCATTGCTTAGATCCTTTGTTCAGGAGGTTCTTGGACCTCCAAACGTGACACGGGATTGCCGATCAGGTTTCTGAATCGGCATAGTTGAATTGCTCTCTCGCATCAGGTCGTTATCCACCGCGATGATCTGATCACCAGCCATTTTACGGTAGTAAGCATTACGCTGATCGACGAGTTCTTTTGGAATACGAGCCAAGACCAGACCACCTACCGCAATCACTCCGGCATGTTTGCCGTCCTGAAGGCTCGGGAGATCGTCCCGATCTGGATATTCCTCTGCGCGAACCAATTCGTAGCCTTCGCGAAGGCGAGCGGACATATTCTTCCGGTCATCGAACCCGTTGGTTTCATAACGAATCCAACGGTGAACAAAGCCCTCCGGAGCCGGAGGTGCGTCCAAGGTGGACGGGGGGCGCCAGACTTTTGGTCTAACGGATTTTTCGCGGGTCACTTCTGCACGTCCAGTACGAGTCATTGTACTCTCTCCTGTACGAGCTTCAGTTGCCGTTTGTAGTCATCATAACTGACTCCCAACCTTTTGGCAATTGTCTTCTGGGTTTCGCTGAGTTCAACGTCACCTGAAGAGCGTTTCACCTGTGTTGGACGGGCTGAAGCTACGGGGTTGTTGGGTTTCTTCGCTACGGGTTGCGAAAATTTATGCGGGAATTCCTGACGGATGCGCTTGTCCAACTCACGATAGTAATCATCGTCCGTGGCTGAATAACCTTCCTGCATAAGATCTTCGTGAATGCCCAAAGCTTCTTGGGTCATGGCTCGATCTTTTCCGAACCATGCATTCTTCTCGGCCCAGTTCTGGGCTTTTGGATCAGGCGACGACTCTCTGGGCTGCGGAGGCGGAGGCGTTTGTCTTGCCGGTGCCTCAACTTCCTGCTGCCTGTAGGCTCGATAGTTGTGTAGACGTTCACGCTCAGTCGCCAAACGAACAAGGTTCGTCTGAATCTCAACCTGTTTGTCTACGTCGCCGCTATCTACAGCAAACTTAAGTTGGTCGCGATAAAGTTGCTCTTGAGCAGAGAGGCGTGTCTCTGCCTCAGTTTCAAAACTTTTACTAAGAGTTGTCTCACGTTTCCGGATCTCATCCAGTTCCGTTTTGACAGCCTTGGCGTATTCAAGGGCTTCTTGTTCGCGGCGCTGCGCCTCCCTAGCCTTGTAGGTAAGCTTGTTGATTCGCCTTTTAACAGTCTCGCTATACGAAGAAAGCTCGTCATCTTCGTCTTCGGAGGCTTTTTTCTTCGGCTCTTCTGCCTGTTCCTCTTTATCAGAGGCCTCGGCGGAGGCGGCTTCTACCTCTTTTTCAGGGGCAGATTCGGACTCTTGTTCTTCAACAACGTCCTTTTCCTTGTCTTCTTCCTCGAGCATGAATCACTCCATGTTGCGCTTAGACGTGCAAGACGTCAGCGGGGTCTAGAATAGTCGCAATTACCTCGTCATCATTGATGATTCGGACTTCACCACCGTCGATACGGAATCGTGCCCCGGCGTAACGCCCGATCATGACCCAATCACCCTTCTTGCACCAAGGGCCGGTAGGAAATTTTTCCTTGTCATTGTAGGCTTCAGGCCCAATGGCAAGCACATACCCCACCACAGTGGTCAAAGAGTTCCGTTCAACGGTCTCGTCCGCATACAGGACGCCGCCTTTGGACTGTTTTGGGCCACGGTAGGGGAGAATGAGAACGCGCCATCCAGTTGGTTTAGGGAGGCGTTCCATAACATTAGCTGGGATCTTTGTGGGATCTAGAGATCGTGCGACCTCTGGGACATAAGCATCGGCTACTGTGGGTTCTGTCGGTGCTTCTTGTGCTGGGACCGGAGATGCCGGTGCTTTTTTGGCTTTAACGGCCTTTGCTACGTGATCGGGTAGAATCAGACCACTCATCGTCGTTACCACTCTTCTTCAGCAGAGAGACTATCTGCTCCTCTACCGACACAAACGCTTCGTATTGAGAGCGAAGCTTTTGATAGGTAGCGAAGTCCGGAACAGACCCCTCTGTTATCTGTTCCGTTAGGACTGTAGTCCTTTCGCGTAGGAATTTAAGAATATTTTCAGCTAAGTAAAGACCGTCCACAGGTTGTTCCCTTGTTATTTAGGGCCGTCCCCATGCTTGTGAGCAGACCCAAAGTAATACGACAGTACCAGCATCAGGGCCCCATCCAATGTACCAAGGACTCGAGCCACAAGCTCTCGCATAGAACCGTCGATAACATTGTGCAATAAGAACCATTGGACTGTCCCCCACGCAACCACAACGATCACGGCAAGAACGCGCGGTGTCAGGTCATGGGTGACCATTGCCATCTTGCGTGCTGAATCACGGTCAGACGCCGCAATTCTTTCCAGATCTATATCCAGAGATTTCATTTGGACTTTGAAATCAGCATCGATCTTTTTCAACGCGGCAAGCTGATCTGCTGTCGGATTAGCGAGAGCAGTTTTAATATCATCAGCCGTCGCGTCCTCGTGACCAAACAAAGCTCCTGATAAGGCTTTAACGGCCATACCGGCCACAGGACCTCCAAGAGCAGTGGCAATCGTGGGGGCAACTGAACCGATTAATGGTCCAAATGTTTTAAGGATATCCATGTTCATGCTCCCCAAATAACAATAACTAACCCAATAACACCCATAGCAATAATGAGCCCACCAACAATGCTTCCAACAAATATTGCATCTCTACGGGCTTCTTCCATCTCTTCCGCTTGTAGTCGTGCCTGACGAGCAGCTTCTCTTTTCATCTCAGCAACCTGCTTTTGAATGTAGTCCCAAGCGTTTTTCCCATGTTGGGAAATAAACAGGTTCTTTGCATCAAGTGCCAATTGATTGGCCTTGGCCTTGGCGCTGTAAAGTTTCATCGCCTCAGCTTCAAAGTCTTCCGTAGATTGAAACAGGCGTTTCTTTCGTGGCAGCGAAACAAGCTGCACGACTTTAGCTACTTCAGACATTAAGCTGCTGACACGGCGTGCCGTATCTACAACGTCCTCACCTGCACTAACTGCGGACTTGAGGCCGCTATAGATAGCGGTAGCACCGGCCAGTATTGTAAAAGGATCCATTAGCGGACGATGAACATCTGACCGCGAAGCATCGCACCAAAGCCGCGAGCTTTCATTTCACCCTTTGAAGGTGCGCCCGGAACAGCTACGTTTTCCGTTTTACGGAAAGGGACTGTACCTTGGCCCTCAATCACTTGCACCATGTCATCGACTTTAGGGGTCTTTGTCTTAGCACGCTTAATCGGGTAAACCATATCATTCTCCTCTATTACGTCCGTACTTACGGAAGTATTCTTCGTCAGAGAGATTAGCGTCGCTAGAGCCTTCTGACTTGCCACCAAACAAAGAGGCAATGCCTTGCCCCAACCCACCGAAGATTGCTTCGCCGAGATCTTTTACATAGTAATCGACAACTGGCCCCTGACCAAAGTCCACGATTCGTGACTTAACTTTGCTCATGTCGCCGCCAGCAAAGTCCTCTGCATACTTCTGCTTTGCGTATCCGATATCAGCCTCCGGATAGGTTGAAGTACGTCCTTGCGCTTCAAGCTGCGAAACGCGACCACCAGTATCAAATAGACTACCAAGCCACTCACCAAAAGTCTGTGGACTTGACGACGCTGCTTGCGCCGCCGTTTGTGCCCCTCCCCCAGACACAGTTACGCCTAACCCTTCTTGCATACCGGAAGCAGGAGAACCCATAAACACATCAGCAGGAGAACCTGCTTCCATGAATGTACGTGGCTCTCTTACTCTTGCCCCCGCTACTTTAGCGTTGACGGTATCAAGAACATCGGCAACGGTTTTGTTATCACCAAGAATAGAAGGATTATACCGAACAGCTTTTTCTCCAACCACCTCAGAGATTGGTGTATCGGGGGCAGCTTTTAACGCTCTTACAGCAGCGTCCACACCAAGGAAGTGTGACGTGTAGAGGTTTTGTTCCGTAACAGGGATTCCATTGTCGCGAAGAACGCGAGCATTATCTACCGCAAGATTTCTAGCCATCTCCGTAGAGAGGACCGGATTGAAACGCAGATCCAAAACTTCTTGTTCTGTGCGGCCCTGTAGAAGGTCTGGGCGAGTCTTAGCAACTGTATCAAGCCACGTTCCTTTCGTGAATTGATATAGACCAGAGGCCGAACTTTGTTTGTTCTTTGCCAACGGATCTCCGCCACTTTCAATGATGGCAGTCCTATCCAAGAAGTTGTTGAGCGTGTCGCGATATGTGTAGTCAACATTCTTACGGATAGCAGACTCAGGCACGCCACGACGTTGTGGACCTGTCTCTCGACCGATCATTGGGTTGAAGTCATACTTACCGAACTGCGCTCCTAGGTCTGGGATTGTATAGCCGGTAGGTCGAATAGCTTCTGTTGTGGGTGCAATAGCCATCGTTGGCTGTGGCACGTTTGCAAAGATCGACGGCATCCCTACCGTGTAGGGAGTCATCTGATACTGAGCAAAATTAGGGAATGATATTGGTGCAGTTTGCGGCTGAACTTGTGGAGCCATGCCATAGCGCATTGTCTCGGCAGGCGAAAATGGAAATGCGCTGGTCACATTAGAGCCACGGCCCTGACCCATCGCAAGTCCCATGTTCACAGGCATGGCCGCTTCGGCTGGTGCTACAGGGCGAACATCGGTTACGTTTGAACCACGCCCTTGAGATTGATAGTCGCGACCGCCGCCACCTGCGGGAGTCCCAGCGCTGGTTGTACCAAAGCCGCCCCCGCCACCTACGGATCCACCGCCACCCGTTCCGAAGCCGGGCGTGTCGCCTGCGCGTGGGTTAAACCCGCCACCAAGACCGTAACCAGAGTTGTAAGATCCGCCACCGTATTCTCTATCTGGCATGATTACCTACCCATTTTGGTAGCGGCTACACGCTGCATAGCTGTGTTAGCGCGGAGTTGAGCAATGTCTTCCATCGATTGGATCTTCTCTTTGTCCAATGCAGTCTTCGTCTGAAGCTTCTGGGCATCAAGAGCAATCCGGCTTTGGTCAGACTGAGCCTTCTGCTGAAGTTCCTGTGCCTTCAATTGCAGGTTCTGCTGCTGCAACTGCACAAGCGGGTCAGGACCTTGCTGAGGCATAAGCTGCTGCATCAACTGCTGAGTCATCATGGCTTCGATCTTGGCGACCTCGACTTCCATCTCTTGCGGCTGCAACATGACATTGATGCCCTGCTGCTGCATTTGGATGACAACCTGCTGCTGCGCTGCGAGAGACAGGTGCTCGAGGACGTGGGACATCAGCACGCCATACACTGCCGGTGACATCTGAATCAGCGGCGTGAGCATGAAGGTGATGTGGGTTTGGATGTGGGCCATGTGGTCCTGTTCCGGGAAAACCTTCAAAGGTTGACCACCGGACGGGATTGTCAGGGCTTTTGCATTCTCCAAGGCAGGGCTTTGCGGCATCGGCTGCGGAGGAGGGGGCAACACAAGGTCTACGTCGGTGACGCCCAGTGCCGAATACATCCGGCGATAGGCTTCATACATGTTGTGCATCTGCGGCGCTTGCTGGGCGAGCTGCAATTGCTGTTGAGCCAGCGCAATACGCTGGGTCATCGAGAAGATATTGGGGTCGCTAACCGGAATAACGTCAATCTTGCCGTCAAAGTCTTGGGCCTTGACCGAAGCATCGCCGCCTTGGACCTCATACGGGTATACAGGCGGTAGATATTCAGCAAAAATGTCCGCGAGCAGCTTCAATTCCTGCTTTTGAGCGAAGTGCATGCGCTTGTGGACTGCTGACATGACCCGGGAGCCACGTTCCAGCAAGGCAATCGTGGTTCCGACCGGCAATTCTTGGTTGGACTCGCCCATTCCAAGGTCTGTCGTACCAATAAACTTCTCGGCTGCGCCGATACAGAAGCCTAAAAGCTGGAAAAGCGTGGCCGATGGCTCTTTATAGGGGAGCGGAAGCAGAGATTGCTGCAAATCGCCACCCGGAGCGTCAACATCTCGCCATTCACCCGGCTGAATCGGGGTTTGATCCTCGATTCTCAGTCCTCTTGCCTTAAATCCCGCAGGTAAATTCGCAAGAGTGCCAGCGTCAACCAACTGCCGAAGAATAGAGGTAGAGCTCCGACTGAGATTGCCCAAAAGATGAACGAGTCCAAATCCATAGAACCCCATTCCTGACAAGAATTTGTATTGAACAAAGAACTGCCTCTTCTTTTTGAGCGGATCACCCTCCCGCCAGTTGCGGCGGATGGACAAAATCTTACGGGAACCGGTGTCATAGGTCACAATGTAGGGGATTTGGAGACCTGTGACCTCTCCTTCCTCATCTTTGTCCTCGAAACCTTCGATATCGAGGTAACAATGACACTCGTGAAGCGTATATGAGTTGGGGTCATCTGGTTTTTCGATGCCCGTCGTCCGATCTACGCGCTCTTGAATCTCATCTTTGTCCCCTGCCGACGGCTTACCAAGGTCGATGTCGCGATAAAAACCGTTTACTTGCAGACGTTTAAGCTCATTTGGGGAGTAGTTAAGGACGTGAGTGACCCGTTCAGCGGTCAAAAGATCCCGCGCAGCGTACGGAACGATCAAATCCTTGGGCAAAATGTAGGGGCTGGTCGCCCGGCCAAGGTAATCGTCGTAGTAAACCTTCTTAAATGCCGACCCGCCGTACCCGACAAAGTACAACATCTGGTCGAAATCGGGGTCATATTCTTCCATGACCTCCGTAATCTGATAGTTCATGTAGGTTTTGATGCGATCTGCCTGTGCTTCACGCTCCGGTGTCACCTTTCCGATGATCTGTGTGCGTACCGGGCCACCTGCTGGCAGCAATTCCTTGTAGGCCTGAGCCTGAAACTGGGTCACAGCCTCGTTGAGTATGGGGTGCGTAACACCCGTCGAACCCTCAAACGGTTCTGTGCGGTCTTCATAGTTGAGACCGAGCAAGACCATGCCTTGCTCGTAGATCTTTTTCCACTCGTCGCGGCTGCGATCATCTTCCGTGATCAGCTCGTCAAGGTCATCGACGATTTTAAGAAGAAGGCGTTCATCCAAAACTTCGGCAAGGTTTGCGCCGAACGGGATGTCCATCTCGGCAACGTCCACGCTCTCTTGTTCTTCGACCTCTGCCTCACCCATCTCGGGAGAATCGTTCTGGTCCTTGAGGAGGTCTTCGATGTCTGAGTCGTCAGACTTTTCAATATTGTTGAACGGGGAAATAGCCATCAATAATAAATCCTTCTGCCGACCTTCGTCTCACCTTCTATCACAAGATCTTCCGGATGCGACAGGAATCCTCCCTGCCGAAACCGCATCAACGCTTGTGTGGCGGCGTCACAGTGGTCGTCATGTTCTCCAAATGGAAATGCGGCCATCTCTTCGATGACCTCTTCGGCCCAGCTCGTTTCAGGATACCACACCAAACCTGCCTCGAATAGGGGGGCCACGGAGTTCATTCTGACGTGTTTATCATTTCCCCGGCTCGGAGAAAAGTTCACGACCGGGATGCCCGTTGCCCGGAGTTCCTGTGTCAAAGGATGACCGGCAGCCTTTGCTTCGATCAAGACCGTTTCCGGATCCCAGTACTTATACTCGTCATGGGCAATCTTCTTGAGTTCCGGAAACTCCCATCGACCCTTCTTGGCATCAAGGAGGATCACGTTCGGCGGTCCACCTTCCGAAGGATAGAAGACGCCCCATGTCTGGATCGCGCTAAAGTCAGCCGTCCGGGTTTTAAGGAACGCCGTGTCGTAGCTTTGCATTACATACTGCAAAGGCGGGATGCTTCCCTTCTTCCAAGGTTTCCACCAATCGCGCTTGATGATCGCCGCCGTATCCGAGGTCGGCGTCTGCATATACTGCGCGTTCCACTGGCCGAGCGGAATCGAAGCTTTGACGCGCTCCAACTCCTCGATCTTCCAGTATTCAGGCCACAAAGGTTTGCCGCTCGGAAGAATCGCTGGGAACTCAATAAGTTCCCACTGATCAGCCTTTGGATCATTTGCTGACTGCCGCAGCAAGCGGGCCGTGAGGTCGTTCTCACCCCACCGGGTCATAACTAAGATAATAGTACCGCCCGGCTGTAACCGTTGTCTCGGACCCGAACTATACCACTCCCACGCGTTTTCCAGCGCAGTCGGTGACATTGCATCTTGTTCTGAATGAGGATCATCAACGATAAATAAGTCCGCGCCACGTCCTGCGATGGATCCCCCCACACCGGCTGCGTAATATTCTCCACCATCATCTGTCTCCCACCGGTATGCGGCCTTACTGTCTGACCTGAGCTTTGTCTTGAAAATCTTCTTATACTCCTCAGACTCCATCAGGTTCTTCACCTTGCGGCCAAACCTTACAGACAGATCTGCTGTATGCGTTGCTTGCATGATCTTCAAATGCGGGTTCTTTCCAATCATCCACGCCGGAAACAGATAACTCGCAAATTCGGACTTCGTATGACGCGGAGGGAGATTAATGATCACCCGCTTCAGCTTCCCCTCAGCAATAGCCTCAAACTTCTCCGCTATATCCCGATGATGCTTGCCAGCAATGAAGTTCGGCCACACAGCCTTCACAAACTCCAGAAAGCGGATGTGGGTGACATCCTGTTTTACAAACTCAAGCATCCGAGTTTCCAACTCAGCCTTATACTTGAGAGCGTCATCAGGAACGTCATCGAGGCTCTGTGTCATTCTCTATTTCCATCAAGCATTTAGGTATGATATCACAAAAGAAATAAATGTCAGAGGACAAAGGATAATGGGCGATCAACCCCTAGACCTATATGACATCGCGTGGTTCTTTTCAAAAGTAGACGTTAAAGACAAGCGGGACTGCTGGGAGTTCAGAGGACACAAGATCGTCGGCGGATACGGAAGCGTAACGATCCGAGGCCAACACTACTACACCCACCGATTATCTTACGAGATGTTCTGCGGGGAGATCCCCAAGGATATGGTTATACGGCACATATGCGATAACTCGTCGTGCTGTAACCCCTGTCATCTGACCACTGGCACTCAAAGAGATAACGTCGTCGACCGGATGATCCGTGGCCGGTCAGCCGTTGGATCCCGGAACGGGCGATCCAAACTTACAGAAGAAGACGTGCGCGGTATTATCGCTGACACAAGATCTGCCCCGGCAGTCGCAAAAGACTACGGTGTCGGCAAGGACACCGTCCTCCGCATACGCAGAGGGCAGTCGTGGTTACATGTTACTTTGGACGATACCGCAGAGTAGCCCTGTTAGTCTTCGGATCATAGACGTACTCCGCCTTTGATCTTCCAGAAGCAGAAGCCGCCCTGTCTATCGCCGCTCCTGCGCCGTCATCCGGTTGCGCCGCTCGCCCGCCGCCGTCAAAGTCCCGTCGTCATTCATATGACCACGGCTCTTTAAGATCTGCTCGGCCTTCTCACGCGATCCAACCTGAGCAGACAGGCGATCCACAAGCTGGTGCCGCCCCATAAATTTCATCGTCATGGGTATACCTCATTGGTACATATCAAAAGAGGTCGATGTCGTCGACGATCAGAGGACAACCGTCAAACGACATTTGACAGTTGTAGTCAATGAACTCCATCGCCTCGACGTCTGTCATCTTGTCTCTTACCACAAGCACATCGATCATCTTGAGGTAAGAGTATACCACACGAAGTTCGTCGTTCATCATAATGGTGCCGATGATCGCGTCGTCAAAGCCGTCCATAAGGATGGCTGGGACCTCAAGGTTCTCTGCGCGGTCGGTTACAATGTCGCGAGGGGTGTTGGTCATCACGATATCCTCTGAAATTTGTCCATTGAAATAAGGCAACACGGCTCGATGTCTTGATCATCCCCGCGATCCTTCCGACCGGCAATGGTCAGAGGATAGAGGGGAAAGGATTCCACAGCTTTGACAGTGTGCATATAGATCCCGTCTGTCAGCCTCAGTGCCAACACAAAGGCTATACGAAACTGGTCATGCCACTTCTGGGCTTCCGAGATCTTGTGGGCAGAGATAATCACGCCCCCAAAAGAGTCGAGCTTGTCGTACGAGTAATTACGGCATTTGATCTCTGCGATAGCCACAACGGTCTTGTCGCGGCACAAGGCGTAATCCAAGGCGAAGTAGTTCTTTAGCTTGTGGACATCGACGCCCCACTTCTGACCGATGACCTTTGCCACCGAAGCTTCGTTGTCCAGATCCTGTTGGGTTTCATATGTCGGGCGCACTCTGTCCTCTTTTTATTATACCCCGGGCCGCCGGGGGACCCTGTGAACAGACTGTAAAAAGGGGTTCGGGGTCAACCCCAAAAGATCCATTTCCACATAAC